ATTTCCCCGCCACGGCGCTTTACCTGCACCCCGCCCGGGTCATCAATTTGCCAAAGAGCTTTGATTTTCCCGCCAATTCGTTCCCGATCAATAAAAGCGTAAGAGTTCCCCCATGTCAGGAGGTGCCCTTGAAGGGCCTCACGGAAATTGAAAGATGTCGTGTCAGGATTCGGCGCGTTGTGCAATAGGTCGTAAAGTTTGTGGTCTGTGACAAGATCCTTCCCGCCATCAGCCCGTTTTTGATATAAATTGAGCGGCAACCGCGCAATATCGCCCGAAATAAGGGAGACACATGCAAAAACTGTAAGATATTTTAGGGCCGTTTTCTCAGAAACCCGCACACCTGACCCGGAATACGCTCCGGCCCCGCCGTAATATGCGCCACCGGGAAGATACCAGTAATCCGAATCTGGGGGGTGGGACCGTTTATTGAATTTTGGAAATACTGCCATTAGCTAAAAAATCCAAGGAATATAAATACGGGACCGATGCCTACAAGAGCCCATCCAAGCCCGAAAACGTGAAAAAGGCCCACCCCGAGCAGGGATAGGCCTATCAAATAAAATATGTCGGATTTTTCTATTTTCATGATAAATACGTATTATAGTATTTATCAATAGTTTGTCAAATGCAGGCGTGACTAAGGGGTTTTATGCCTGCGTTTCCTAAACGCCGCCTTGATAAAAGCGGCCCTATTTATTTTTTCGTGCCTCAAGGCTATCTCTTCCTGGCTAAGCACGTCAACATCTACGTTCGCAAGGGTACGCATGGTTTTGGATAAAGCCGCTTGTGATTTCCTAACGTAATGGTCGGCAGCTTTTGTAATCTGTTCAGATGGGTGGAGAACTTTATAGCCTTCTCCATGGGCCGAGAAAAGACAGAGATTGTAATCTCTGAGTAACCATTTTTTTACTTTTTCAACCGCCATCATATACACAAACTGCTCTTTTTTAGATTCCTCTATTGTCCTTGCAGGCGAAACCCCCATTAACTCTTTTAATTCCGAGTGCCCGATGGTAAACCCATATGACTCTTTCTCGAATCTCTCTACAACCGCGTTAACTACCAGGATTAATTCTTCTTTCATTTTTACGCTCCTTAAATTGTTTATGTTACCCTTGCCCTGCCGAGCCCCGCCTCGCCCCGCCGTACCAGACCCAACCGCGCCATACTTATGTTATAAATCTTTAATTATTTAATTTGTGTTACCCTTGCCTTGCCGAACCCCGCCCCGCCTCGCCTCGCCTTACCTCGCCGAACCACGCTTTTATTCTATAATTTCAACAGAAAAGCGCCCGAATTGACCGCCTTTCTCCATTCTCCAATCACATAGGCCAACCAGTCTACCGGCATCTTCCGCCGCCTGGATCAATGCCTCTCTGTTCATAACTGCCGCGTCATACATTACTGTAACGAGGCATGACCATCCTTCAAATAGCGGCCTTGTCCTTAAAATGGATGAGGTGCCGACCTTTACCATGGTTTGCAACATGTATTTTTTAAAGTGCTTATCAAGAGCCGGATTAGGCACTTCTTCCGTCTCTATCACGCTTATCTTTTTGCCATTATAGTCAAGTGGGCAGTAATCATCTTCAAGCAGGCAGCCGGTTTTCCACAGCATCCCATTTTTCTGCTTTGTCGCCCCGCGTTCAAAGCACTTATTTATCACGCGGGCAGGGAGCTTAATCTCACCATCATAGAGATACAAGCCGCCCTCCCATTCAATCCGTGCAAGCTCCCAAATATCTTCAATGGTTTTTTTACGCTTTCCGGACCTCGTTGAAATCGCCTGAGAATACTTATCAAGCGGATTCGCTAACCTGTTGTTGTGCATCAATAATGCTGTTTCCCCTGCCATTTTGAAAGTAATTTGCTCCATTTTCTTGCTCCTTAATAAATTTATGTTACCCTTGCCTTACCCTGCCAGGCCTCGCCCTGCCCCGCCAGGCCCAACCACGCCCCACTTATATTGTAAATCTTTAATCTCTTATTGTGTTACCCTTGCCTTACCACGCCGTGCCCCGCCTCGCCCAGCCGTACCTTACCGGACCTTACTTTTTCTTAACGTCAAAATATGGGGTTTTACATTTCGGACACATTCTGACATCTTTTTTTCTTGGTATCCATTCGTGCCCGCACCTTAAACACTTCATCAAGCTTCTCTTTATAGTATTCAACTTCCTCCTCCAATTCTTTAATTCTTTTCATAAAAGCTTTATTTTTCGCGTATTGATGCTCTTTATGCATAAAGGGGGTTGCGGTGTGTCGTTAAAAGCAGATTACCGGGAGTATTATTAGATTTAACGCAGTCCACATGGTGAATAGTGTCGTAAGGGGTCAGCTTAACATTATGGTACAATTCGTATATAAACCTATGCATCCATGTTCTTTTTCTATTGATTGTTAAAGACACGTACTTACCACTGTCGTTATTTAATTCTGTTTTTATTGTGTATTTTAAATGGCCGCAATTAGTACAATATGCTTCCCTAATTAAATACTCATTGTTTTTAATTAGCCTGGCTGTTGTTTTGCTTTTTAAGCACCCACAATTACCGCATTTTATTTTTGGTCTTTTCTTTTTTTCCATAAGTTAACCTATCATGTGTGTTTACCTATGTCAAGTGGTTTTTTATATTTCTTCAAAAATATTTAAATGCTCGTCACAAACGTAAATCTCATTGATTTGGTTAGAATGCTGATCTTTACGTTGAAAAAAAACATTAGTAGCAGTACAGCCACAAACTATGCATTTTTTTACACCCACGCCATCTTCCGACATATTGCCCATGTACTTTTCAATTGCGCGCCGTATCTGCTCAGAAATTGATATTTCTGTTTGTTTAGCGTGCTCTAATAGTCTTTTATGCTGCTCATCTGTTATGAGTATGTTTATTCTTTTCATGTGTTAATTATACGCCTATCTTACATCATGTCAAGTGGTTTTTTTATATTTATCGTCAGAGCATTCATATTTGGTCATGTTGCCATCAGAATCATACCCTGTTTTAGACCAAAACCCGTCTGAGGCCCGCTTACTCACTTCCCGGCCATCAGAATCATACTCGACCCCCATCCAATAATCGTTGGAAATATCGAGCCGCACATTAGCCTCATTACGTGTTGTTTTAGTCCAGAAGCCCCCATGGTCTTCAAGGTATGTACTCTTATCATCTTTATCAAATAGTTCAAAATCTCCGTTTGAAAAATTCTGATAGTTTCATAACGTAGCCCCTATTACAATGCGTCAAATTCGTTCTGTTTCTTAACAAGTTCGGCCCGTAACTGATTGATTTTTTTTATTCTTGAATTGGTTAAATTCGTGTCCCGAAATATATGGCCATATTAAGTCACCGAACAGATTGATTCGCATACCGTAGTCCGTATTTTCAATCTTGCTGATGTCCTCAGTTAAGGCCTTAATGTCATCGAGCAGTCTATTACCTGTAAGTAACGTCTTTTTGTCCATTTTCTAAACTCCTTGTTTAAATAAAAAAAGCCCAACCGGGTGAGACAGGCCATTGGGCCTCCGGTTGGGCTTAATATCGTATTTTGTATTCCGTCTCACCAGAATACGCGCATTGTAGCACCGCATGTGCGGTATGTCAAATAAAAACCGGTAGGGGTTGCTCTTTAGGTTCATCAATGTCCGGCAGTTCAGTTCCATTTACGGCCATGGCCATAGCCACCATGCCGTCAATGCGGCCGGTAGACTTATGTTTTGCAAATTTCCTATTGCCCGCCGGGTCCAACTCCACAACTGCATTCGCCGCGCACATGGTCAGTACCGGGTGGTTATTGTGCTTCGCCCGGGATTCCGTAAAAATATCCTCCACCATTTCGATTGCAGGATTCATATCTTTAAAACCCTGCCCGTGGGGCACAAGACATATGCTGTTAACGGATTGCGGCTCTTCCTTGTCTTGAATGTGATTTTCGCACCCCACTTTATCCAGGGCTCGTTGAAAGTCTTCTATCCGCCACCGGTCAAATCTCAATTCATCTATGCCGTATAGCCCGTGTAGCTCCTCCACTTTATGGGCCACAAACTCGTAATCTATGGTTTTCCCTGGTTTTCCTTCGAGAAACCCTTGTTCAACCCATAGGCCGTACGGTACCCGGTCCTGTTCGGATCGTTCCTTGATATTATCCAAAGGGGTCCAGAAGTAAGGAAATATGTTATGGCCTCCTTGGTAATACGCATCTAACACGAGGGCCGACAGGTCATTTTTGCCGGATAAATCGAGTCCGGCCGTCACCCGGCCTTTAAACAAGGCATCTTTATCCTGTACACCCCCATTCGCCTTCCAGACTCCGACCGACATAAACCGGGCCGTAGCGGATATACGCTGATTTAATCGTAAATTCCGAAATCCGGGCTCTGCACTCGGCATATTCCGGGCAGTCCTGGCGGCCTCCAGCATATCCGCTTCGCTGAGAAAATCACCCAACGCTGGGTTAGACTTCTTCCAGGCTTCACGATCAAGAAGATCTGCGTCCTCGGGTGTTGAGTAGAAAAAAAGCTTTACGGTCGGGTCGTCCTTTCCCGCTTTTTGCGCGTAGTCGATTTCCTGTGATAATACCGCCAAGTCATCTGCCGCCTGAGTTGATATTATCCACAATAAAGGCTCTTTATGCGCTCCACGCCCCTGAATGAGTGTATCGTAAAACTCCCGATCCGCCCCAAACTGTGCAAGCTCGTCAAAGATGAGAACGGCCGGGCTTATACCGTGTTTTGATCTGGCCTCAGACGACAGAGCCTTATAGATAGATCCGTTCGGTTTGCTCTCTATCTCTTTTTTAGTAGATCTGATGATGGTGAGGTCTGAGAGTTCCTCGTCCATCTCTATCATTTGGCACATATACCGGAATGTGAGGGCCGCCTGGTCGCGTTCAAAAGCTGCTGAATAAATCTGCTCGTTCCGCTTTGCTTCAGGCCCGATCAGGTGCCCGAGAGTGATCCCAGCTATCAGAGGCGTATTATGTGTGGGGATCATCGTCTTACCACAAAGAAACAAATGGTTCGGGCTGTCCACACCTATGCATTTTGTCGGGACGCTCGGAACTTGTTTAACAGAGACGATCTCTACAATATGTTTTTCTGGTAAAGGCGTGGGTATCTTATGCCCATGATGCTGTGTTAAGAGGATCTCCTTTATGTTTCTTACGGAAGTCCCGGACGCAATTGTGGTTTCCCATAAATGCTCTTCGTCACAAACTATTTTATCCCCGTTTGAAAAAGAAACCTCATAACATTCAAGCCGTTTTATATCGCTTTCAAATACGACAATACACTCGTTGCCGAATTCATCGTATAACTTATCGCCCGGGCGTACATCCCCCATTGTCGTCCAGCCATCGGGGGTTGGTAGCGGCGTGTTAAGAGCAAGGCCCTTGCCGTTCTTCTTGGATACGCTGTAAATAGCCTTTCTTACCACTCTGTTCCCCCGGTCATCGACAAGCCCATAGACCGGTGTGATAATATCCCGCTGCCACGGGCGGAGGATGAGTGGCTGCCCCTGGTGCATCCCTTCCGGAACGCGCAAAGTTTCAATGAAGTCAATCATGTCCTTTGCGCGTTTCATGTCCATTAGCTCCGACATTAAATACTCTCAATCACGAACGGTGCGCGGACACCACCGCTAAAATGCTCTGCTGAATTTAACGCCTCTTCGACTATGTACCCAGGATCGTATTTTTCATTAGGTTTAGACAGGGAGTTTACACCAAGCATAGAAAACAGACTGCCTTTTGCATAGTCTTGTCCGCAACCAATAGATTCATATGTTTCCATAGACTCGCCTACCTGAAAATCTGAGTCTATTCTAAAAAGCCGACCATTAAATCCTACAAGAAAAACACCGGCGGTCTCCTCATTTGATGAAATCGTAGAATACCCACCCGCTTTCAAACAAGAACGAACACCTTCAATAAAATCAATGCACATATATTCACGCTCATCATTGTGGTATTCTTCTGGATAGTATTTTGGGGGTTTGAATTTAAACCGCAAAAGCTGACCCATTCTGAAAGAAGACGTATACCCGATCAAAAACGGACCTTTTTTAAAAACTTTCGGGTCTTTTCGTATTGTTACATCTAATCCAGCGACCCCCGCTGAATCCCCGCCCATCCACGCTTTATCGCCATCAACTAACCCTACGATACATGTCATGCTTATTATTCTCTCTCGGCGTAAATTAACCCCTTGCGCTTGCTTTTTGGCTTAGGTATGGAGCCTTTTATGCCCCGGTTTACCGTCGTATTGTTCACAGATATGCCGAGTTTTACGGATAACGCTGTCATCCTGCCAGCCATTTTGTCTATTGTGCCTATTAACGGGTTTTCTTTTTTAACCCCATTGGGCTGTGTTATACGCAGCCCTTCGTTCTTCAATTCGGCAACGCATTCATCCCGTATAGCCGCCGCTTCACAATATGCCTTCAGTAAATCGTGGTGCTGCGGCTTAAAATGGTCTACCGGATAGGCTTTTACGATCCTCAACCATACAGTTCTCGCCCTGGGGGACATCCCTGGTTTCGGGTTCGGTCTCCTGGGGTTTGCCGGCTTAACCGGTTTTAGTCTATTTGTTTTTGGCCCTCTTATGCCCATATTCACCTCTGACTTTTTTTAGCTCTTTCCTACGCTCATCTATCTTCCGGTACAATTCGGAAAATCTCACTTGCTCATCGGTCGTCGGATGCCGGCGGCCTTTTAGATTATTACACAATTTATGAGCAAGTACAATATTGCCGTGCGTTTTTCCGCCCTTGGTCTTTGGGATGAAGTGATCCTTAGTAAAACTCGTCGGCCCGTTATTGCCGGAAAGGCCCATAGGCCGCAGGCAGTAAAAACACAATCCTTTCTGTGCTATGAAAAGTTCCATGATCTCAACTTTGTTCATGGCACCATTTGCCTCCTAAATTTACCAGTTACTAAAATCCTGAC